ATTTAATGTGGATATGGACAGGCAAAAGTTTAGAGAACTGAATAAAGAACAGGCAATGGAATTTAATAAACAATTCGAAAGTTATTTGATGGATGAAGAAACTGGAGAATCAAAAGGAAAAAATAATGCAGGAGATTTGTAAGAAATATGGTGAGGTTATTCCAGGTTATCCTAATTACAGGATAACTAGGGATGCTAAAGTATATTCTAACAGATCGGGTAATTGGGTTAGAGTAGCATTGGTAAAGAAGTTGAGTAATGTGACTTCAGCCGGTGTAAAAATTTATAGGCCTTATGTAAATGTATATAACAGGTTAAAATCTCTTTATAGGTTATTAGCCATAACATATATACCTAACCCAGATGGGAAAGAGTATGTTTGTCACAGAGATAATAACCCCATGAATTTAAGCTTAGATAACTTATACTGGGGAACTCAAAAAGAGAACATACACCAGGCTATAGAAGATGGTATATTCCCAAAGAAGGGAGTAAAACATCCTAATAGTAAATTGACAAGAGAAGAAGTAAAGTTCATAAGGGAATCTGGGTTACAAAGAAAAGAGTTAGCCAAAAGATTCGGGGTGTCTAAAAGAACTATATATCGAGTATTAAGTTATACACATTATGGCGAGGTATAGTAAGAGAACAGTAAAATATTTATATGGGTGGTTTATACATAACCTTCATGCAGTACCTAAAGCTAGGGGCTGGGTGAACTCAACTTGCCCGTTCTGCGGGGCAGTGGGGAAATTTGGAGTAAAGCCTATCACGAATAATTGTCACTGCTTTAGGTGTGGGTATGATAAACCTCCGATACAAGCCATCATGGAGTTAACCAATTCTGAAACTGAGAAAAAAGCCTGGGAACAGGTTTTTTCTGGTGATTGGGACTTCCTTGATGTTAAGGTACCAGAGTCAGAGCTAAAGATAAATAATAAAGTCAAGGGCTTAGAACTCCCAGAGGGGTATCATAATATTATATTCGGTACGAATCACATAGCAAAAATATGTAGACAGTACCTTAAGAATAGGGGATTCTCCATTGCAGCTCTATCTCAAAAGGGATTTGGTTATTGTGATACAGGACCATACAAGGGCTATGTAATAATCCCCTATATCATGCATGACCAGTTGGTATATTTTAATGCTAGGAAAGTGATGGGAGATGGAACAACCAAATACAAAAACCCAGTAGCGAATGAGACAGGGTTAGGGAAAGCATACGTGATATATAATATGGAAGCTCTATACCTATATAAGAGGGTTCAATTATGTGAGGGGGCTTTCAACGCTGAGACAATAGGAGATTCTGCCATAGCTACAGCTGGGAAATTACTAACTGAGTGGCAGATTAACACTATACTTTCTTCTCCAGTCGAGGCTATAGATCTACTACTTGACCCAGATGCTTTAGTGGAGAGTGTTAACCTTGCATTAAAGTTGGTGAACTTTAAGAAAGTGAGGGTAGTGTATTGGGAAGATAAGAAATCGAATGGGACTTATTTAGATGTAAATGACCTTGGTAAAAAAGAAACCATACGGAGGATAAGGAAGCATAAATTCTTAACTTACGGAGAACTCATTAATTATAAAATGGCAATTAATCATGGAAGAAAATACAGTATCCTCAAGAAATGAACCGAGCATCCACATTAGGAAGAGTAATTTGCTCCTAGTAGTAGAAAAATTACAAAAGCAAGGAGTAATTACAATTAACACAAATAAAGAAAATCTAGTTGACCAATTATTAAAATTTGCCAGCCCATACTCAATATCAAATAGAGCAGTAGTAGTTAGCAATAAGAAGATACAAGAGAAGGTGGAGAAGGTAACCCTAACATCCAAGGATAGTGCAGTATTGTTTGCATCCATACTTTTCAAGGTAAGGAAACAGATGAAGCATAGGGGTATAAACCTGATTACTTCTACGAGTAAGGAATGGACAACACTAAAAGATGTAGCCTCTAATGCGGTTGACTTCGCTGAGGATTTTGAATTAGATAACAGAGAAGCATTTATACAGTACTGTACACTGGGATTGAAGATGATGAGAGTGTACGGGTTAAATAAATTCTTACCATTACATTCCAGGATATGTACTGAGTATGAAGCTTTACAGGCTGAGAAACAAGATAAGAATAAAGATATAACTGACACTCTTTGCAAGATATATAACAAGGCTGTATTAGATAGTACAGGGATTGTGGATGATGTTTCAAAGAAACCAGAATCAAAGATATGGTTCGTGAAAGCAGCTGAATATATTGCAGAGGTGAAAGTAAAACCAGAGCTATATATGAACGCTCAGTTTGATGGGTTAGCGTTTACAGGAGGTATACCATTTCCATCCCAGTTTGTTGGAGATAAGGCAGTGGAAAGGTTATACAGGTATATGAAGAAGAATGGGGTGAGTGCTAAGAAACCTAAATCAATGTCATGGTTAAACTTGGATAAATTAAAATCACTAGATAATGGAGAAGAATGAAGACAGAAAGAGTAGGAACTGGTTCCTAAAATTTATGGTAGTAACGTATTCTACCTGCATAGTAATGGGGTTATTCTTAACCTTGGTAAAGTATTTCGGGTTAGGTTATGAAGACATTTCTTATGGTACCTGTTTATCACCTATATGGGTACCACCTGCCTTGACCATAACCTGTATTGGTTTTTTCTTGGTAATCATCGCTATTAAAGAGTGGGACAAATGGTAACAATCAAACTGAATAACAACAAGTTTAAAGTGGAGGGGGATATAAAAGTCCTCCAAAAACTTTATAAGGAGTTATCCTTTCGGCACCCACAAGCTTTTTACATGAGGGCGAGTATGCCACATGGTTGGGATGGTTTGGTACACATGGTAAGTGATAGAGGTTATTGTGAGACTGGTCTATTACCCAGAGTGATAGAGTGGATTGAGAATCATGGAGTACCCTATGATATAGAGGATAACAGAAATCTACCACAAATCCAAGCTATGCCAGTTCATATTGGAGATTTGAAGAGAAGACCTTATCAAAGGAAGGCAGCTTGGAGTATACTTAAAAACTCATGTGGGGGAGTACCATTCCCAAGGGGTATAGTCGGAGCAGCAACGAATGCTGGTAAAACTCTAATAGCTGGGCTAATCCATGCTTCAGTGTATAAGGCTAAATCCTTAGTTATCGTGAATGGTACCGAGCTATATAACCAATTCAAGGATGACTTACCAGATATGTTTGATAGTTGGGGTTATATGCAGGGGAAAGAAGTTCAATGGGGTGACATCATGGTATGTATGTTGCCCACTCTGGTGAGAAATATAGAGAATTATTGGAAGTATCTAAGCCAATACAATGTACTCATATATGATGAATGTCATCTTGCTACGAGTAAAACCGCTAGAAAGGTATTAAATAAGCTATACCTAATCCCCATTAGAGTTGGTTTGAGTGGTACTGCATTAAGACACAAGGATAAGGTAAAGAACATCACTGTTGAATCTTTCTTTGGGCAGGAAACGTTCGTGATAAAGAACAAGGAATTAGTGGAGATGGGAGTATCATCTAATATCATTATTACGATGAGAAAGGGGAATACCAAACCAGTTGGAGCTTCTGATTATAAATCAGAATTTGATGCCGCTATCACCTATGGAGTGGAAAGGTTAGACAGGGCTATAGATGCTGCTAAATATCACGTGAGAGAAGGACATATACCTATCTTGGTAGTATGTAAGTATATAGCTCAGGTAGAGGAAACATACGAAAGGTATAAGAAAGAATTCCCTTATCTAAAGATAGAGTATATACATCACAACGTATCTGACAGGAAAGAGAAGCTTGATAGGTTCAAGAGAGGTGAGACCAATATTCTCATAGCGTCACTCATCATTAAGGTTGGCCAGAATATGCCCTTAATCCAATATATGCAAAACCTAGCATCTGGAGACTCAGCCATACAGGCACTCCAGTTATTGGGTAGGGCTCTTCGTTCTCATGAATCTAAGAAAGTAACCTACTTTGATGACTTCTTTGATGAAGGAACTTATCTGAAAAGACATTCAAAACACAGGCTTAAATATTACAAGGATGAGGGGCTCAATGTAATTGAAGATTACAAAGGAAAACTATTATAGTAAAAATTAACAAGACATGGCAAAGAAGAAAAAACCAGAGGAAACCATTGATTTATCTAAACCTATAGATTTGAGCAAGATAGGTACTCCAGATGACCCATGTTTCGGGACACAATATGACCCACGGGATAGGGATTGTAAGATATGTGGGGATATTGAAATATGTGCCATAGCTCAGATGCAAAATAACAAAATTCAACGAGAGCTCTTAGCAAAGGAGAAAGATTTTAAAGATTTGGATGAAGCCAAGTATTTAAATGAGAAAGATGCTAAGGAAGCAAAGAGGTTGATTGAGAAGTACAAATCAAAGGGCTATTCGAAATTAAAGATTAAAGCTAAATTGAGACAGGATTTAAACCTGGATTCAGATAGGTTAAAAGAGTTAATTAAAAAGTATTATAAATCTAACAAATAGGTTATGGACATAAGGGACATAAAAGAAGAAGTGGTTTACCCACTGGGAAAAGGGTTAACTGAGATGTATCGGTTACAGAAAGTGTTGCTTGATTCTTATATCAAGATAGAGGGTCTACCACAGTACCCGGTAAATGTGAATTTAAAAGTATCTCAATCCCTAATCAAGGATTTTGTGGGAAGAGTGATTGAGGAACTGGGAGAGGGGTATGAGTCCTACGATGAGCTGATGGAGATGTTCTCAAAAGGGGATAGCCGTTCAAACATGATGCCATTCCTTCAGAATTTCAACGAAGAATGTGCAGATGCTCTTCATTTCTGGCTTGAGTTATTGATTTACTCGGGTATAGAGGAAGAAGATATCCGGAAATATTGTGAGGCAGAACCAGAAGATGATACTCTTGACCTGTTATTGAGAAGGGGTGCTCAGATGGCGAAGGCAGTACTAGGAAAGGTATATTGTCCTGGGTACAAGGTAATCAATGGACCAATCACTGATGAGTTCATGAGAGGTGGTAATCAACTGGGTATCGAGAGAGACCAAAAGATGTGCCAACTATTGTGGAGATCAACCTACAAATTCCAGATAGCAAGGAATTGCTTGAAGAATAAACCCTGGAAACAAACTCAGATGATGACAGACGAGGTAACTTACAGGGTAAAACTTATGGAGGGTACCTTGTTCATGTTTGGGTTCTTTGCATTCGTGGGTATGACAGCAAGAAGCATTTACCATATCTACTATAAGAAGAACAAGATAAATGAGTTTAGGATCCGCTCAAAATATTAATATGATTTATTTAACAGCACCTACAACACAACACGCTTGGGAAAAGATCAATGAGTATCTTTTCCTAAACGCAGATAAACTACCGGAAAGTGGGATAAGGGTATCATCCCAACTCATTGCATACAATGTGGTGATAGATATTAACAAGGCTTGGATAGACCCTGAATTTGATTTTGCAAAACTCTTCGGGTACCACTTGCAAAAATGGACCCGTCTTATAGCGAACTACCTTAGCCTTAACCAACTTGACCTTGTAAAATCTCAAATACAGGCAAAAGAAAGGGCTAATGCTGGTTCATATAATATAGCCTATAAATTCACTAACCAACATGACTCGGGAAAAGGTTGCTTACTTTCAGTGGTATTCCAAAGGAGACACAAGGATGATACTAGAAGGATGATTGTTAACATCAGGTCATCAGAAGTAACCAAGAGGTTGATATTCGACTTTCTTCTTATCCAGAGAATGGGTGAGTATATCTATGGAGAGGGAGTAGACCTAGCAGTTACTTTATTCTGTGGGAATATGTGGTCATCCATTGAGTTACTAACTGGATACCATATCCACAAAGATCTTCACAAGCTATTGAAAGGGAAAGAGAACGACGTAACCAAAAAGATGTTGGAGCTATTAGAGAAATTCTCTGACCCAGATTATGCCGAGAGCCTGAAGTACAAGGTACATATAAGGATATGCAGGCAGTTAATAGCTAAAGATGGGTTTATTGGTTTTAAAGCAAAATTGAAAACCCTTGCTAGGGATTGCAAACTACTAGGTCAATAAACCCACTAACATGTTGAGTACTATTCAATTAAAATTAATACTAAAGATATGGAAAAGAAAATTTCATTAATCAGAGACAATGTAAACATTACAAAGGTGGGAGCAAGTAAGCTCCTTGTAGAGGTTATCGAGGGAGATGAGAAATTAAAATCTGGTATCATTATCCCGGGTAATACTCAAGATGGTAAACCAGTTATTGGAGAGGTAGTGAGAAAAGGAGATGCTGTAACTGATTACAACATCGGTGATACAGTTATCTTCTCTCACTTCTCAGGTTGCGAGATGAACCTGAAAATGAAGACAAGGGTTAATGAAGAGGTAAAGGAAGCTAAAGCTTTCAAACTTATCTCTGATATTGACGTTTGGGGGACAATAGAAAAAGTGGAGGAGTAAGAGATGAGAGTATTCGACGACGCATACGAGTTAATGTCCGAATTAAGAAGAGAGGTTTGGGAAATGAGTGCTATAGTTACTCCCAAATCCATGCAAAACAAGAATATCGAGGGGGACATTAATTATGAGACAAGGGAAGTATTGAACTACTCCTATTGTCTCCTATCTTTGGGTCAGGAAGAGTACCTATTTAATGGTACCCAGACTGACATCGAGTCAACAAAGAAATGGGCTATTGCAGAGTTCAACGAGAGAGTTGACCCGAAAGGTTTAAATCCTGGTGAAGCTTGGAAAATCCGAAAAGAGATTTGGGAGGAGTTCTTGGTAAATGGCAAGTTTGATTACGCCTATGGGGAGAGATTGAACTTCTGTCCAGGTGATGAGTCAGAAGATGCTATCGGTAATTTACAGAGAGTCATCAATGAGTTACTCAGAAACCCTGATACTCGTCAGGGAATTATTCCTGTATGGGATTTGGAGAAGGATGGAGCATATATAGGTGGAAAGAAGAGAGTACCTTGCTCCATGTATTATCAGGTAATTATCCGTAACCAACAGGTACATCTGATATACAACCAACGTTCAGCCGATGTAGTAACTCATTTCGGAAATGATGTATGGTTAGCTTGGCAACTGAAAGAGTACATACGAGAAGTACTCAGGTCAAAAGGTTTAAGAGAACTCAAACAGGGTTACTTATACCATAACATTGCATCTCTCCACTCGTACAGGAAAGATTGGAACATACTTAAAAATTGTATAAGAGATGAACAAGTCGGTACTAGATAACTATCACTTCAGTTATGCCATTACCATGGCTGATGTGAAGAAAGTTGTCGAGTACTGCAAGGTGACTGGATATTGTGCTCATGACTATGAGACATCTGGTCACCATAGTTCAAATCCTAATGGGTTCCCTACTTGTATATCTATAGCTTTTCAACCCGGGTATGCTTATGTTATACCCCTAGCCCACAAAGATTCCCCAAATAAAAAGGGGGATAAGTGGTTGAGAATCCTTAAGTATATAGGTAGGGAATTAATCCAGAATGATAGGATAACTAAGGTAGCACACAACTTTAAATTCGAGCATGGTTGGTGGCTTAAGTATGGTATAAAACCAAGGGGAGTTATATTGGATACCATGTTATTAAAATATCTGTTGAATGAGCAGAGACCACACGATTTGAAATCTCTGGCTTATTCGTTTTTTCCCGAGTATGCAAACTACTCAATCAAGGGAGAGGAGACAGAGAGGACCCCAGAAGATACGGTTAAGTTTTGGACAAACGTACCACTTGAAACACTTGCACCCTATAATGCTTTGGACTCTGACCTTTGTCTTAGGTTAGCTATATACCTTGAGAGTAGGGTTAGAGAACTAGGGTTCTATCAGTTGTATAGAAACCTATTAGAGATGGCTTCATACAACTTATCAGAAGTTGAGAGTAGGGGATACTGGGTAGATAGACCATACCTTGATGGATTAGTGGAGAGTTATAAAATAAAGATTGAGGAAGCTGAGAAGAAGATGTACTCTGTACCCTCTTTAGTTAAGTATAATAAGAAGAGACTAAAGGCTGCTAAAAAAGCTCTATTGGGTAACCTTCTAGAACAAATTGAAATAAAGACTAACGAGTTAGATGAGACTGAAGATAAACGTAAAGCTAGCAGCTTGCAAAGGAGTATCACTAACCTACAAAAGAAGTATGACAATTACTCAGCCGGAGTTGGTATAACTAAAAGTGACCAGAAAACCCTTGAACCACTAAATCTAAAGTCAGTGAAACAACTCATTGACTTTTTATATTATAACAGGTATGGGTTGAAGCTACCAATAATAAAGTATACAGAGGATAAGAAAACCAAGAAACCAACCAATAACCCAGCAACGAGTGAAGATGTATTACTCGAGTTAAGGGAGAAGGATGAGACTGGATTTATAGATACTCTGTTAAAGTATCGAGAGATGACCAAGTTATACTCCACTTATATTGTAGGTATAAGGGATGTACTTAACCCAGATAACACTCTTCATGGTTCATTCCTTATCCATGGTTGCGTGACTGAGGATACGGTTTTGGTAGGAAAAGAAAGGGATATAGTTATAGGTGATATAGCTCCAAAAGAGGTGGGGGTAAAAGATGTGGTAAAAGATAATATCTATGTATTAACTCATGCTGGAACTTGGGAACAGGTAACTCATACTATAAACAAGGGAGTACTGGATACTTACAGGGTAACTACAGATAGGGGAGATGTTCTTGAGTGTACGAAATACCATAAATTACTTACTCCACGTGGTTTTAAACCCATTTGGAAGATAGCTAAATATGACTTGGATGTTATCATGCATGATGTATCCAGGTTAGATATACAGCCTGTAGAAGTGGGTAAGAAATATGGAGAAGTGGTATTTAAAGAAATCCCAAATTGGCCTGGTTATTTAGCATCGTCTGAAGGTAAAATATTCTCAGTAAAAATACCAGGTGCTCAAGGTATGTTAGACTATAACAACCCACATGAGATGGTACCTAGGGTACAGAAATCTGGTAATAGGTTACATAGTAGAGTGGGGTTAAGGAATGGCACTGGGATAAAAAAGATGTTACCAGTATCAAGGTTAGTATGGTCAGCATTTAATAATGCCAGTATACCAGATGGGTATGTGATAGACCACATAGATTGTAACCCGCTAAATAATATCCCAGAGAACTTACAATGTATCACTTACTCAGAGAATACAAAACGTGCCTATAAGAATACCAGAACTGCATTTACTAACGGAGCTATCAATGGGAAGACAGTATTGGATACTCAAACTGTTGGACAAATATTGTTAGACCATAGAGAGGGATTGACACAAGGGCAAATAGTTGAAAAGTATGGGATATCACAAGCTCAAGTAAGAAGGGTTATAAATGGTGAATCATGGAAATACATATACTTAACTAAGATTAGGGTAGAGTATATAGGTAAGAAGACCATCATGGATTTATCAGTAAATGATAAGCATAGTTATGTAACTCGCTCTAATTATGTGAGTTGCAATACGGTCACGGGGAGACTTAGCAGTCGGAATCCGAACTTGCAAAATATGCCACGAGATACCACGGCAAGTGATATCAAACAAATGTTTGTCTGTCCTCCTGGAAAGGTTATGATGCAGCTTGACTATTCAGCAGCAGAGTTCAGGGTAGTTGCAGGTTGGTCTCAGGATAAACAGATGTTGGAATGGTTCAGGGTTGGCCATGACATACATTTGGCTACTGCTTGTAAGAAATATGGGGAGGATTATGATGAGATAAATAGGATTTACTCTAACGAGGATGACCCTAATTACAAGGAGTGGAAAGTAAAGAGAAAACAAGCCAAGACAATTGGATTTGGTATCTTGTATCAACAGGGACCAAATCATTTGAAAGAATCCCTATCAACCGATAAACATAAAGCTACTAAGGAAGAAGCTCTTGAGTTCTTGGAAGAATGGTTTGAGATTTTCCCGGGCGTTAAGAGGTTTGTCAATAAACAAATGAAGTTTGCTGAGAAACATGGTTATGTATTATCTCCGTTTGGTAGGAAAAGAAGGTTACCAGATGCTAAAAATAAGAGAGATAGAGGTAAACACGCAAAAGCGTTACGAGATGCCATAAATGCTCCTATCCAAGGAACTGCTTCGGATTTCGCATTGTTTTCTAGTATACTTATTAGGGAGAAAATCATGAGGGGAGAACTTCCATCTTCTATCGAGCAAATTGGGACAATACATGACTCTCTTATGTTCTATCTTGACCCAAGAGATATGAATGACAAAGTGGTAGACCAGTTATTTGATATATGTAGGGACCCAGATACTCAAAAATACTTTGGGTTTAAGTTGAAAGGTATTACTATGGCAGTTGATTTCGAGTTGGGTTTAAGGTGGTCAAAGTTGAGAGGATATGAGAGGGGTACTGATTACTCAGAAGTATACAAGGAATGTTACACTCCATACTGGTGGGAAAATAAAGAAACCCGATAATTGCAAGGGAGATAACGGGATATTATATTTGCAATAAATAAAATATTTATCATGGATTACAATGAGAAATTATTAGATAGTTTGGAAGGATTGGTGGATGACCTAAGGCAGACAAATACTGCCTCGGTCAAAACCAATGTCCTGTTAAGGTATCCAGAATGTAGGAAACTACTCTGGTGGACCTACAACCCTTTCAAAAAATTTGGAGTGACAAAGAAAGGGATAGAGAAGTTTAAATATACTCATGACCCGAATGGAGATTTACCAGAAGATTACTCTATATACGACTTGTTTAGAGATTTATGTAGTAGGAGATTAACTGGTCACAATGCACTTTACAGGTGCATTAACATGTTAGATAAATATCCAGCTTATGCGGATACTTTATTATGTATCCTTGACAAGGGGTTGAAACAGGGAATTAACGTAGCCAACATAAATGCTGCATACTTCACTACAATGAAGAGAAACCTTATCCCTCAATTCTCTATAACCAGAGCCAAGAACTTCTTTGACTACCAGAATAAACTGGATTTCAAGAAAGATACTTGGTTTTGGTCAAGGAAATTGGATGGGGTAAGATGTGAGACTTTCGTAGATGGGAAAGGAGTTGCAAGGACATACTCGAGAGAAGGTAATGAGTTTACAACTCTACAAGTATTGAAGGATGCTATCAAAGAATCTGTTATCCGGAATATGGTATTGGTTGGAGAGGTATTCTTGATTGGTTCAGATGGTAACGAGGATTTTCAAAAGGTAGTTGGGGATGTAAAGAAAAAGGATTACACTATCCCAGAACCCCACTATGCAGTATATGACTATGTTACTTGGGAAGAGCATAACTCAGCCAAGGGAACTAGGCCATTTACTGAGAGGTTAGCTCAATTAGAAGAGGATTTGAAGACGATGGAATATCCCCATATCTTTATGCTTGAACAACATAAAGTAGAAGATATGGATTCTCTTCTGAAAGAGTTTGAAGATGCCAACAGTAAGGGATGGGAGGGATTAGTAATCCATAAAAATGTCGGGTACAAAGGGATAAAAACTGATGTAGTTCTAAAGATGAAGAAATTTGATGACGCTGAGTACCAAATACTTGATGTGGAGACAGGACCATTCACTTATTACTATGATTCCTTAGATAACCAGGGTAGACCCATTAAGAAAAGGAGAGTAGAGGACATGGTAACTAACCTTATCATTGAGCATAAGGGTTTCAGGGTATCAGTTGGTTCTGGGTATACCATTGAAGATAGGAAGAAATGGTTTAAGAATCCCAAATTGATTATTGGAAAATGGGCTACTGTTAAGTATTTCGAAGAGACTACCAATAAGTTGGGTAATATAAGTTTGAGATTCCCAACTATAAAAACTATCTACAAGGAAAAGAGGGATTTATAACTTGGTCTGGTACTAATTAAAATAAAAATGGTATGGCTGTTAACCTAAAGAAGATAAGAAAGTTAAAATATTGGGAAACAAACACGAGTATAACTGTAGTGGATATTAACTTAGGAGAGGAGAGAATAGTTTTTAATCTCAAAGATGAACTCTCATTCGATAATGACTCAGTTAACTCGGAGTTAAAAGACCAGCCTAATCACTATGCCTTTATTGCCATGTTACATAAAAAAGCTTTAGTATTAAAGAGGGAGAGAGAAAGGATTCTTGAGAAGACAAGGTCCCGACTCTTCTCCCAATACAAAAGCCAAGAGAAAATGGCCAATGATTTAGCTGAAGCCATGGTATATAAAAGCAAGGAGTATCAGGATGATTACAAGAAATTCTTAGCAGTAAGTGCGGATGTTGACATACTTGAAGTATGTGTACGAGCTTTCGAGCAAAGATCTATGTTAATGCAAACAGTATCCGCTAATATTAGGCGGGATAAAGTATAATTTAATTTTATGTTATGGCAAAGAAAAGTTTAAAAGACAGGTTGAGAGATAAACAAAAGGCTCTCAAAACAAAAGGAAATGGTAAAGTACTTTTCCAGAAAGCAGATGAAGAGCTGAGAGTTCGTTTACTCTCTGCTGGAGATGAAGAAGAGTTTATAAAAGAGGTAGTTCAATTCTACTTGGGTGGAGATATCAAGGGAGTTTATTCTCCCATGACTTATGATGAGCCTTGTGCTATCTACGAGAAGTACGAGGAGCTAAAGAAATCCAAAGACCCAGATGATAAGGAGTTGGCTAAAGACCTTTCTCCTAAGAAAAAATACATGGTTGCTGTTCTCCTTTGCAAAGACGGTAAGGGTAAAGACTATGACTCTGAACCCAAACTATTGCAGTTAGCCCAGTCTCAATACTCAGAGATTATTGACCTCTATCTTGATGAGGAAGAGTGGGGAGATATGACTGATCTGGATGAAGGGTATGACCTTAAACTAAAGAGAACAGGGTCAGGTAAAAATGATACCGAGTACACGGTTAAACCCTGTAAACCCAATACAGTACCCAAGAATTGCAGACCCAAAGAAGGGGTTGACATCGAGGCTTTAGTAAGAGAGGTTATTCCTTCTTATGAGAAAACTCAGGAATACATTGAACAGTACATGGGTAATGCTTCTTCCAGCAGTGATGAACCAGAGGAAGAGGATGACGATATGGGTTCATCAAAGAAATCCAAAAAGGATAAGAAAGAGAAATCAACCTTGAAGAAGGCTAAGAAACTCAAAAAACATAAACACGAAGACGATGAGTAAAGAGAAAGAGAACGTAGAAGAGGGTCCAATGGATGGACCTCTCTTCATAGATAAGGACAACATTATAGCCAAGGGTGGTATTTGGGAAACATCTAAAGTGAATATACCAAAATACAGTCAAATGGCAGTAGATATTACCTATGATTATGGAGAGGGGATAGAGGTATGGCTAAAGAGAGGTTGGTTTGTAAAAACAATGGTACATACCAATACCGGTATAGTGGTTGTATTTGAAAGAAATGACTGATGGCAAAGAAAGCGAAAAGTAAAAAGACAAAGAGCTTGCAGAGTATCATGAATAAATACTCTCAAGTATCACTGGCTTCTGAGATGTATGGAGAAGTGGAGAATATGCCATGGCTACCGTCAAGGAGTTTAGTGATGAACTGGGTAACTGGAGGGGGTATACCATTTGGTAAGGTACTCGAGTTATTCGGCCAGGAGAGCTCGGGTAAATCTCTGGTAGCATTGGATTTCTTAGCTATATGCCAAAAGCTTGGAGGTTGGGGAATGTGGGTAGATGCTGAGAGTTCTTACTCGAAGGATTGGTGGACAACAAATGGGATTGATTTGGATAAGGTTCTGGTATTCCATGAGAACGCCATAGAGGTTATATCAGATTGGACAATAGAAACTGCCAGGGCTTTGAGAAAGAAGTTAACTCACAATGAACCTATTCTATATGTGTTGGATTCCATTGCAGCATTGGATACAATAGAGAGGTTGGAGATGGAACAAACAGATGAGAAGGCAGAGATGGGTATCAGAGCTAAAGCAATGGGTAACTTTCTCCGGAAGAGAAGCAAGGAGCTTGCAGATTTGGGAGTCACTTGCATATTCATTAACCAGCTTAGGAAGAAGTTGGGTACCATGTTTGAGGATCCAGAGACAACACCGGGTGGAGAAGCAATGAAATTCTTTGCCCATATTCGTATGGGTTTTTATCGTAAGAAACAAATCAAGGAAAAGGTACATGGGAAAGAGACCTGGGTTGGTAACTATGTTTCCTTGAGAATGAAGAAAAACAAGGTAGCTCCACCAAGGCCAACAATGGAGACTGAAGTATATTTCCTGGCTGATTACTGCCAACCTGGATTCTCAAGGTATGCCGGGTTAGCCGAAGTACTCGAATCCTCTGGTGCAGTTAAGAGGGAGAAGGGGTCATCGATTTATTACGATAAGGAGGGGAATAAAATTGCACGGGGAGAAGACGCATTCCAATCACTTTTGGAGGAGAATAAAGACATTAGAAGTAAACTTATTAAACTTGCTGGAATAAACACTTTTAGTAATACTAAAAAGGTACTAGAAGATCTCAATGAGAAAGAGATAAACCTATTCCCAGTGGGAGAAGAGGAGGAATAAAATGGTAGAAACAGCATTAATATTTGACGCAAACAACCTTATGCACAGGGCTTACCACAGGTTCAATTCATTTACAGACGTGAGTGGTAGGCCCACGTCTGCTATATATGGAGTACCTTTCGTGGTAGAGGCTCAGGTAAGGAAATTTCAACCCGATTTGGTAATAGCGGTATTCGATGGAGCCAGGAGTAAACACCGGTTAAAGATATGCCCAGATTATAAGGGTTCTCGGGTACAGAAATTGGATTTTGATAAGGAAGATTTCCTAAGGCAAAAGGAAGAGGTAATGGAAGGACTCTACAATTTGGGTGTATCAGTAGTACATAACCCAGACCAGGAAGCTGATGATATGATTTACTCGGTGGTTAAACTCCTGCAAAAACAGAGAGTGGGAACAATCATAATCATCTCATCAGATAAAGACTTCAACCAGTTGGCTACGACAAAGGATGTAGTTATTTATAACCCACATAGCCAAGAGAAAATAACCGTGAACACTTGCAAACACTTTAAAGGATATGAAGCCAAGCAAACTGTGGATTACCTTACTTTGGTAGGTGATGACTCGGATAATATTAAGGGATATCCTTTAGTGGGTGAGAAGAGGGCTCAACAATTCCTTGAAAAGTATGGGTCAATCAAGGCCTTCTTAAGAGGGTCAGAGATAAGCTCAGTAGTGAGTAAGAACGCATTACAGAAGATATACAAGAAGAACCACTTTTTGATATCATTGAGAGCATATCACTTAAAGTATATGCGGGATGTGAAAATCAATTGGTATAAGAATCAACCATTCCCAACTCCGAACAAGTCATTGTTCGAGAATTATTGTGGAGCTTTTACATTAAAATCATTCTTAAAAGACAAAGGATTCTATGAAACATTTAAGAGTTTATCTCAGCGGGGCGTCAGGTCTAGGAAAAACAACCTTAGCTAAACTGATATCCAAAGAATTGGGTTTACCCTATATAAATACATCAGCGAGTAATGTGTGGGATGAGTTTGGAGTAAAATCCCATGAACACGCACTCCAGTTATCAGGGGATTATAATTGGGCCCATAAATATCAGTTAGCTATACTTGAGAACAGGAGAAAAGTATTAGGGGATAATGATAATTTCGTAACAGATAGGTCAATCATTGATAACCTGATATATTACATGGATGGTAATAAACCTTACCAATTACAAAGAGAATATAACAAAACCTGCATAGAAATGCTACAACATGATTTGGAGAATTACAACGTAGTATTTATCAGGTTAATACGACCATTCTCATGGGAAACCGAGAATGATGGGAAACGTATAGCAGATGAAGGGTATCAGATAAAATCCAACCTGTTATTCAAAGGGTTTGACTTCCGGTATTTCATGGAGAACGTGAAACATTACTACCATGAACAAAATATCCCTTTCGAGTGGGGTAATTTAAGATTCCTGGGTAGGAAGAACATTATCAAAGAAGCTACTATCCATATCTCCGAGTTTAAGAAGAGATTCAAGGCAGTAGCTCAAATTATTGAGAACATTGGAGGATTCGAGGGAGATGAGTTCTCAGAATTATACGAGTACATAACCTATAATGACTTTAACCATGAAGATTACCGGTAAGTTTTATTGTCTTGGTGATTTGCATATCCATGATTGGAATACTTTCAACCAAGACTTATACAGGACAAAGATGCTCCTAACATGGTTTAAAGAGTTGGTTTTTAAAGCCCGTTCAAATGGTAACAAGGTCCTCATCGCTGGGGACCTTTTTCATAACCCAAGCCACATATCTAACGAGCTATTTAGGTTAGTGAACCAAACTTTTTCAGAGATAGAGCATATCTGTGGAGAAATGGTATACTGTATTTCAGGTAATCACGATAGGGATGGTGATGACCCAATAAAATCTCCAAGTTGGGTGAAAACTTTTTCAGAGATATACCATTTTATGAAGTGTATTGATTTTTCAGTGGTAGAAGTAAATGGTTGCAGAGTATTCGGTATACCTTATCTCAGAGATGATGTAGGATTAGAGAATGCAATGAGAGTATGCTCCCAAAGTAAACATGATGCACCGAGAGTTTTACTGATTCACAAAGAATTGGCTGGAGCTGAAGACACAAACGGTATGAGATGTGAAAGGAAAGGAGACCAGAGTAAACTGAGCACCTTCTTCCAGAATTTCGATTACGTAGTATGTGGACATATCCATAAACCACAACTCCTCCGTAAAAATATTTTAATGTGTGGGTCACCCATGCAAATGAGAGTATGTGATATGGGTACAGATATGGGGTATTGGGTACTGGGTAAACATGGGTTTGAGTTTCATAAGGCAGAACTCCCGGAATTTCGATACGAAGGTGATCCCGGAAAAAATTTTGACTGTTATATTAAAAGAAAAGTCTTCAAGACTAAGTCTAGGGATGGGAAAGCAACTAATGAGATTAAAATGAACGATTGGTCAGGTATGATAGACGATTACTCTGACTACATCGGGGAAAAGAGAAAGAAAAGAAGGAAATTACTTAAAGACTTACTGAACGATGCTGAGCTTTCATAAAATGAGAATAGAGGGGTTTGCCTCAATTAAATACTTAGAATTTGATTGGGGAGCCAGAGAAATGGGGATAACTATCATATCTGCCAGAAATGGTAGTGGTAAGAGTAAGCTGATAAATGCCCTGTATTGGGCTTTATTCGGTGATTCTATATCTGGAGCTGTAGGTATGTGGGAGCATATCAGACCCAAAGAGTATAATGGTACCTTAGTTGAAATTAACTTTGAAAAGGATGGAGAAGAGTACAAAATCATACGATGTTTCGAATACAAAGGCAAGGTCGAGGGAAGAGCTGGAAAAAATGGCTTATTCTTCTACTCGGAGGGTAAACTTGACCCAGGAAGAGATAAGAAAGGAGTACAGTCAAGGATTAATAGACTTATCTCATACTCTAAGGAGTTATTTCTCAACACGGTCATTTTTGGTCAGAAGCAACAACGACTAATGGATGATAAATCCTCTAACAAGAAGAAATTCTTTGAGGAGGCCTTTGAAGTCACTATATTTCAGGATGCTTATACTCGGGCTAATAACCTATTGAGTAAAATCAGTGGAGAATTCAATTCTCTACAACCAGAGGAAAAGGCGCTTAAACGTGATATCGCTAATTACAAGGAAAGGATTGAGATATCTAAAAACCTAGAGAGGTCATGGCACAAGGCTCATAAGGAAAAGATAAAATCCATGTTGGAGAATATCCAAGATTTAGAGCAAGAGTTAGAGGATAGTGAAGATTCCAAAAATGACAGTATATGGGAATATGAGGACCAACTCAAAAAACTGGTAGAAGAGAGGGGGTGTTACAAGAACGTGGAGAAAGAGTATAATGAATGTCAAAGTGATATATCCAGGTTAAGGACTGATATCAGTTTGGATGAAGCTGCCATTAAGGGCTGTAAGAAACATATAGCTGTATACACGAAAAACATTGAGACTTTCCCAGATGTATGTGAAGAATGTGGTAGACCTTACACTAAAAAAGATAAGGAAAAGGCCACTGAGACATTCAGGGCTCGTATTGATGGGTTCAACAGGGATATTAAAGCTTACACCCTTGCAATGGAGCAACATGAAAAACAGCTTTTGGCTAAGATAGAAAATCTTTCTAGCTTAAATCAAATGAAGAAAGAGTATTTAGACTTACTCTCCAAAATTAGTGCACTAGAAAACAAAATCCTGGAAGCTAAAAAGGACACCAAATTAGCTGAATCCCTGAAGAGTAAGATAGAGCGAGAGAAAGAGAAATTGATTAGGGTAAAACTCGAGAGATATGAACCAGAGCCAGGTACCAAAATCGAGGACCTCCAAAGTAAGCTTGATAGCTTTACCAAGAAAATCAAGGTTATCAGGAAAAAATTGGTGAAATTGCAGGTAGAAATAAATCGGGTTAATTTCGCTAAGGAAACATTCTCTAACAAGGGAATAAAACCCTGGTTATTCAATATGTTACTGGAACAGGTTAATTCGAGATTGGGGGATTACGAGAATCTATCTGGATTTAAGGTAGTCTTCTGGGTAGACATGGAATCAGCCAATGGAGATATCAGAGTATTGGTGAACAGGTATGGTACTGAAGTCCCCTATGAAGACTTATCAGGAGGACAACAACAACTCATAAACCTGACAACTATCTTCGCCATAAATGAAGTGGTTCAAGAAACTAAACCATGTGCGTTATTTATAGGAGATGAGTTATTTGAATCCCTAGACACTACCAACGTTGAAGTGGTTGCTAACATATTGCAAGACAAGGCTCAAGAGAAAAATATATTCTTAGTAACCCACCTCTTAGACTTTAATATTCAGAATTCAGCCATAGTGAGATTGGAAAATGTTAATGGTTTTACAACCTTACTCAGCTAGCATGATGCTACCTGGTATAGTAAACAAAGACAAGACAATATGGCTGACAGGATTAATAGTAAAAAGAAAGGAAACAGGTTAGAATTAGCCGTTACTCAGTTCATGAAAGAATGGACTGGGTATGAGTTCTCAAGGGTACCACAATCTGGGGGGCTTAGATGGCAAAACAGAACCTCCATAGCTGGGGATGTTATCTGTACGGATAAAAAACATGAGAGAAACTGTAGGATAAGTATAGAGGTAAAAGCCCCGAAAGAGATAGCTTTTGAACACCTCTTACTTCCTACTAAGGGTAAGAATACAGATAAATTAAACCATTACTGGGACCAATGTACTTCAGATGCCAAAGCTGTAAAGAAAGTACCCATGCTTTTCATTCACAGGAATGGGATGGCAAAGGGTACTTTCTTCGTGGTAATGAACAACGAAGTTTATAACGAAATCGCAAGAGAACTTAACTTCTACCCGGTTTTATATGGGTGTATCTCTTACCTATCTCAATATCGTGGGATAGTAATCCTTAACTCAGAGGACTTAAAACAAATTAACTACAAAGACCTACATAAAAAGGTATTTAAACCTTACTGTAAAATAATCTACAAAACTGAATAGTATGAAAAACTGGCCATGGATGATAATATACATAGATAGGAATAAATTCCTTGAGACTGATATCACTAGGGTAGAGAGGGAGTATGGGATAGAGATAGTGGTACCAGTAACTCGAGTTTTAAAAGGGAAACACAGGGGGAGAAATAACTACGAGGATGTTCCCTACCTATTTAATTTTGGGTTTATGAGAGTACCCAAGTTTAGGAGATATGATATTGATTACCTGACAAAGTTAAAACGAGAGATTCCCCTACTTATTGGGTATCTGAGAGATAGTACAAAACTAAGCCAGGGATTTAACTTCGCCATGGTATCATCTAAAGAGGTCAACCGTATAATCAAGGATGCTGGCCAGTCATCTATATACAGTGAGAACCAAGAAGAGAATATCAAGATAGGGGATAGTATAAAACTAAGTGGTTATCCATTTGAAGGTTTATACGGAAAGGTTGAGAAGATAAACAAGGAAAAGGAGAACATGGTTATTTCAGTGGAAGTGTCAAACGGTACTCCACTAAAAATCACAGTACCTTTCTTTAATATATACTATACCATGTACCACTTCGACATGAACAGTACAGATTACCTTGAAGAAGGTTATGAAGAGGTGGGAGAGAGTAAATTGAATAAGGCTTATGCCACCATATCATTAGAAATGGAAGATTATGAAGAGTAAAAACGACAAAGCTTGGAACATTCTTACAGATGAAGAAAGGTTGGTACTCAACCTTTCAGCTGTTCATGGGAAATCCTCATGGGAAATCGGGGAGATAGTACAAAAGGCCCATTTCAAATTGTTGGAGATTCAGAAGAGATGTGTTAAGTTCTTTGAGATGTTCACAACCCATTATGAGACTTATGGTGTATTATTCCCAGATGAGTCTGTAGTGGGTAAGGACTTCAGGGAATATTTTCAAGGTGTAATAGAACAAAGGTTAACACCAAAAGAGGCTATCAGTAGGATGTATAACTCTACTGTGTGGAGTATAAAAGAATCCCGAGTTAGGTTAATCACTGAAGGGATGGATAAGCTTCTAGATTCTAGGAATGAATGTGATATGGATATATTTAACCTTATCAAGGAATTTGATGCTTGGAACAATTTCCGGGTTTTACCTGATAACCTACAAGAACCCTCAGCGTACAAGAGAAGGAATAAAGCGAGAGAAGCAAAACATCTAAGAAATATATCTCGGATACCAATGGAATCCATAGAGTTTATTCGAGAGCTATACGAGTATAATGGGAAGTACCAGAAAATGTATTTACCACTCATTCATTTAGAGTTTGAAAAGGGATACAAAATTATCACTGTCAGGTATTCTCAGAAGAATATAAAAGCACTCACACATCTATACTTATATGTATTTGATAACGAGACACTAGCAAACAGCTTTGCTGACCTGGTAGTTGAGTATCTGACGAGTGAAGATAAGTCAGCCAAGTCAGGGCAAAAGTTCTGGCCCAAGTTTAGGGACACGAGACAGTACGCTATCAACTTCCAGGAAATAGAGAATGTTAACGTTTTCAGAAAACATGTTATATCCCGAATACAGGGGCAAAAAAGGTAACATAGGATTTGCATGGGATTAAAAAAGAACTTATATTTGCATTGCATTTAATAATTAATAATAAATAAAAACATGGCAAGTAAAGTATTATTAGAGCATTACAATGGGATTAGAGAATTAAACAGGGATGACCTGGTATTTATGTTTTCTCACCTGTTTAAAGATGTGTTGGAGAATATCACTCCAAGTTTTCCCAGATTCCCTAACACACAGAAAGAGTTTTGGGAATGGTTAGTGGATAAGATAGTACATAAGATACCTTGTCCCAAGATTAGTTGGGTGTTATACGCTTATATGGGCTCAGTGGGACCAGAGAACGAGGATTTTAAAAGAGTTTACCGGGATTTTTGGAATTATAAATTCCCAGAGGATAAAATAGAGATTGAGGATATTGACATAGAAGATTTTAAATAATGGCAAAGGATAAGGGAAGAGCTCATGCCTATTCCAAGGCGGATAAGATGAGCATAAGGGATTTTAAAAGAGAATGTGTTGTAAGGGGTATGCCTTTTGACGATGTAATTGAGGCAGATGTCCCCACGATGTACTCTTTTTGGATAGAGAACTTGCATAAACCCAAGAACCCACAATTACTGGATGAGTTTGATGATTACGTGGAGAAGAAACTTCGAATGACAATGGGAGATGATGCAGAAGAGCTCATACATCCTTCACTCCGGTTGGGTTTTATTGGTGAGAGAGATGATGATGGTATGGTGGTAAAGATGAAGAGGATTGCCGGGATGAGTAAAAAACCACCGAGAAATAAAAAGGAGAAAACAACTGATGGGGTTATGGCTGGAACTGCAAAAGCCAAAACCTTTGAGTGTTTCAGAATAGGATTATCAAAACAAGAAGCTGAGAAAACTGTATTGGAGAGTTTCCCAGATGCTTCACCTAAATCTATTGGAATATGGTACAACAAGGCAAAAAGGAAATCGAAGGGATAAGGAAATACATAGAGGTTGACCTTGATAAGTATAGGTCAAGTCCATCTAGAATAGACCTACACCGAGCTGGTGATATTTGGGATCTTTATGGAGAAAATCTAAAAAGACAGGGAGAGATTTAACAAGGAAATGGAAGAGAAATTCAAGAAGAAATGAAAATACTTTACTTGCATTATTATATCCTAGACTTCAGAGATGTTCTGAAGCCTGGGATTATCAATAAACCTTTTCAGTTTAAGGTAGAGGCTGAGGAGATAGCAAAGGTTTATTTTCAGCCACATGAATTCAAGATAAAGATGGGTTGTAAGATATCTACCTTAGACCAGGCTCTGTTTGAACCAAGGAAATTACCCCTTATCAGTGAAGCTCTCAATGATATCAAACCAGCTAATATCATCGATAAGAGACATGCCCACAGGACTAGGAAAAGGATGGGCAATAGGATAAAGAGAGCCAATACCGAGAAATTACAAAAGGATGTATGGTTACTTAGATGTGTAGAGGATGACCTACCCAAGTTCTTGGATAGGTTTAAACAGAGCTTTACTACTGATAAGATAATCCTGAATCAGGTGAAAGGAGCCCAACATATAATCGAATTTCTAGGTGGGGGAAGGCCAGGGAAGAGAGATTACACTAAGGTCCCTGTCAAAGACTTTGTTTATGGAACTAATATCCTAAAAACATTAATAGATTGGAAGTATGACAATGGACCTTTTTACAGATATCACATGGCACTGTCCCTTTGGACCCGGTTCTCAACCGAATTTATTGAGGCAGTGGATGTAACTAGGGAACTTACTTCTAAGTGGTTTTAAATACTGGATGAACTAATATACCTTGAATTTAGGAAATAAGATTAATTTAATTAATAACTAAAAACAGAGAAAGATGAAAATTGTAAAACAAATCGATGAGAAACACTTCTTGGGTGAAGAAGATGGTGAAAAGGTTCTTTTGGTAAAGAAAGATTTGGACCTGGAAAAATTGGCTGAGGCTATTGCAGACGAGGACGACGACGAAGAGGAGGATAAAAAACCTGCAAAGAAGGAAGCCAAAAAAGAAGAGAAAAAAGAAACCAAAAAGCCGGCTAAAAAGGAAGAACCAGAAGATGACGACGAAGAGGAGGAAGAAGAGGAGGAAGAAGGTGAAGAATACAATTGGGATGACCTGAAAGACATGGATTACGATGAGCTCTCCGAATTGGTTGACGACGAGGAACTCGAAGATATTGATGTCGAAGACTACGACGAGGACG